GAGCACCCATAGCGACTAATTGCATTAAACCTCCACCCATTTTATATTTTTATATAAGAAAAAAATTTTGAATTAAATTAAAAAACTTTTTAAACTTTTTAGAAAAAAGTTTAGACAAAAACAAACTTTTTAGAAAAAGGTTTTTAGAATTCTAACTTACATTTACCATGTTGAATATATAAGAAATTATAATTTACACTAAATACATCTACAGGTATTTTTACATTATTATTCATAGATTCTTTAATATAGAATGTTTGTAATTGTAAAAATTTATCATCTATACGAGACATATTACATAGACCAGATGGCTGTCTTAATGCTGGATATAAGCAAAAACTATATAAATAATAAGTTCCATTAATATCAGTATTTTCCTCCATACGCGTTAGTGATTCTACATCACCTAAATTATGTTCCATAAGTTGAAGTAAATGAAAATATTCTCCATATTGTTCATAAAATAGATCATTATTATTAAATATTAGTTTAGCTTTATCTAAAATATATTTATATGGTAATTTCCACATTATATACTTAGATAAATAACTAAAATGTAAATCAATGTTATTATAAATTCCATTAACAATATTTGTTTCTTGATGTTGAACTTGTTCAATTAATAATTTGTGATTATTATTTCTAAAATAATTCTTTTCATCTTTATCTAAATGTATATAATTTATTGCCAATGCTGCTACATTAAAATTAACACTAGATATTATTTTATCACATATAAATACATCCTCTTTTTTATTAGTATTTATTCTAATATTTACATCACTTCTATATAATGCTGATAATGGCAATGATGTATATGTATCTTTTGTAAAGAAAAATCTTAAAGGTATATATAATTGAACATTTCTATTAAACATGTGTGGTGTTATATGTTTTAATTTACTATTAATTTTACCTAAAGATTCATTATTATTAAAAAGCTTATTATAACCTAATAACCAATCTGTATTATGTTTTTCTATTATAAATTCATCTATTTCAAAACTAATTGTTTTTATTAATTTTGTTAAATCTTCTTTAATAAACTTTACATAAATCACTCCTTTATATGTATTGCTACTATAATCATAAGAATAATATAATTTATTTTGAACAACATTTGTTAAATCAATAGTATTTGCTCCTTCATTATATAAATTACTAACTGTATCTGCTATAGATAATAAATTTATTTCACTAATTACTAAATTACTAATATTACCTTGATTTGTTAAAGTATATATATAATTATATAGATGTAATTGTTCTGTGCCTGTTGAATCAAATTCATATAATACACCTGATTTAGTAGAATTAAATTTATCATTTAAAGTTAATTCAAAAGTATCACTAACATTTAATTTAATATTTAAATCTAAATAACATTTATTGATTAAATCAGCGTGAATTGGAATATTGGCATATGTATATTTATTGAAATTTAATGGTGATTCAAATAAAATATGAATAAGTTCTTGACTAAAATTACCATAAGATTTAAATATAGTTTTAAAAAAAGATATTTGTGGATTACCGACAAAAAAATCAGCCTCACTACCTAAATATTTAAGTTGAATTAATCCACCACCCATTATATTAATATATTATTAATATTATTAATTTTTTAAATAAATCTACAAAAAAATAAATATTTTAAAATACTTTTAAACAATTAAATTAATTATTTAAATTAATTAATTTAAATTAATAAATTAATCAAATTTTGAATTAAATAATTTACCTTCTTGAATAACATATAGATCATAATTAATAGCATATGTATTTAACAATCCTGTTGAAGCATTTGCTTTATCATCTGTAAAAACTAATAAACGACCGTAATTTACTACTATATCACCACTATTTACAATTTTATGACAATAATATAATTCACTATAAGTATTTTCCGAATCAAGTATTAATGTTTTTTCATTATAATTAAAACTAGGATGATATAAATTAACAGGTATATTTGAATTAGAATTAATATACGATTCAGGATTACTTATAACTATTATTATATCACAATTAATATTTGTAAATTGGTATTTAACATTAGTATAAATAGAAATATCTGGTGATTGATTAATTTCACTAGTAATTAAGTCAGTAGTAATGAAAAAATAGTTACTTGAAAATACACTAGTAATATTAAAAGTTATATTTCTATAAATAGCAAAAGGATATAATTCTATAAAAAAATTTGTAATAGTATCTAAATTTATATAGCCAGATAGACCTTTTTTAAATAATGAATAATTACATAAAAGTATTTGTTTATCATCATAATTATGATTATTCTTAAGACCAGTATTTAAATATGGTAAATATTTTAATTCTTCATTCATATATGTAACTTTATTATCATTATAATGTATGTGTATATTATGAAAATTACATTTTTTAAAAACAAAAATTAATGATTTAACATATTGTAAGAATAATAACTCAATTTTATTTAATAAATCTGCTTTTATTGATACTTTTAGATTAATATTCTCATTATAACTAATAGTTTCTATTAACCAAAATTTACGATCTAATTTTTTTTTAGTTTCATTATCTAAAATAAAGTAATTACCTATTAGATTAATTTCATGTGCTATAATATCTGTTGTATATGAATTATTTAAATAAATTTTTAAATAAATAATTTCTTTATCTAATAAATATAGTGGAATAAAAGCTGATTTTTTTTTCAAAAAGTGAAAATCTAATGGAATATAATAAATATTTTTATTATTATGTTTAGTTAATAAATCTAAATTTTTATAATTATTAGGGTCAGAATATATTTCATTATATAAATTAATTATATCAGGTGTTAAACTATCTATTAATATATCTGAAATATATAGCTCAATTTTTGTAATAAAATCTAGTATATTAACAATAGTATGATTTAGATTAAAATACAAAGTCATATTTCCTAATAAATCATAATTAAATTTATTAAGTAAGATATCTAGTGTATTAGTGGTATTAATATTATAGTTATCTTCAATTTCAATATTTTCTGGAATTCTTACAAAATTACTATAAGATTTATAAATAGTTTTATAATAATTTATGCTTGGATTTTTTGTAAATATTTTATCTTCAGGACCACTATATAATAGTTTAATCATACCATTTGGCATATTTATATATTAATTATATATTATTTATATATAAAGAATGTATAAATATATATTAATATTTTTTCTATATTATAATATTCAGTTTGTATTTGATTTAGCATATAAATCATATCAAGTAGAATTTTTAAAATCAACAGAAAATAATATAAATATAAATTACTTTATATTATTTAATTTTTTTCATTTTGTATTATTATGTTTACATATTTGTGAAAAACATATTAATATGTTATTTTTGGAACAACCAATAAAGGAAACAGTATTTTATAATACATTTGAAAAAATAAAACAAATGCCTAAAAACTGGTTAGAAATAAATAGTCAAAAAAAATTAGATTTAATAGTTACAAATGCTCAAAATAGTTTTTATAATAGATATAATACAGGTTTTGAATTATATGGTGCTGTTATTAGAGTTTGTATGAATAGTTATATATTATATACAATGAATAGTTCAATTAAATTATTATTTGTTTACTTTTTGTTTTACTGGGGATTTTATAATTATATAATTTTAAAAAGTCGTAAATATGTAAAAAAAAATAATACTGATAAAAGTAAATATGAGTTATTAAATAAAAATTTATATTTAAATTATTTTAATAGTTGTATTGGTAATTATCAAACTAATTATGTAAATAATATAAATCAAAATAATATTAAAATAAATAAATTTAATTTAAGTAATCAAGTAATAGATAAAATATATTTAGGTTCTTTACAATTATTTCAAAAAGTATTAATGTGTTTATATATGTATAATTATATTAGAAATAATTGTGAATTAAAATGCTCATTATTATTACTACCATTATATCAAACTACTATAACGCTAGTTTATCAGTTTGAATATATATTACATAATTATTATGGAATAATAAATCAAGATTTTACAAATTATAATAATTTTATAAAAGAATATGATGAATATAAAACAATTAGATATAGAAATACATTGAATTTATTTACATTTAATTATAAATTAACATATGAAAATAAAAAACCTTTAATGATTAATACTAATTTAATAATTAATAAAAATGATAAAATATTATTAAAAGGTCGTTCAGGAATAGGTAAATCTAGTTTATGTAAAGTAGTAAGTGATTATTTTAATGATTTTATAATTCAAAAAAAAATACTGTATATTCCACAAGATATATATTTATATTTTGAAAATAGAACATTATATAATGTAATAACAGAAAATGATTTATGTTTATATAATGATGATATTAATATATTTAATTATGTATTAGAAAAACTTATTCCATTTAATGATATATTAAATAGTTTTGAACAAAGTAGTTTAGATATTAATTTATCAGGTAAATCATTTAGTGGCGGACAAGAAAAACGAATTTATTTAGCAAAATGGTTGTATTATTTAATATTAAATATTGATAAATATGATATAGTGATATTTGATGAACCTGAAAAAAGTATTGATGTAAATACTTCTATAAATATGATATCTAATATATTAAATAATAAAATTTTAAATAAATTATGTATTATTATAGTTTCACATAATAATTATAATAGTAAGTTATTTAATAAAACTATTGAGATTAAAAATAATAATAATAATTTATATTTAGTTACTGAATAATAGACCTCCTGTTCCTTCTTCTATTCTTAATATGTTATAATTTTGACCAATAACTTTTACATTTCCATTAGTAGTTCCTCCTAATGTATTTACACTATTAAAAGTTAATTCTAAAAAGGATGAGCCATTAGTAATACGAGAATAATTACATGAACCTGATGGTTGGAATTGCATAGGATATAATGAAAATGAATAGGTATAAATATATTTTCGCGGGCTATATATTTTAGTTTCATAGGGCACAACATATCTATAGTAAGAGGCATCCATAGGAGGTATTCTTTCTTGTCCATTAATTGTAATATATGCTGAATTAAATGTATCTCCATATAAACTGTTACTTGATGTATAAGTCAGCCAATTATTACCTGTTTTCATATTGGGATTAGTATTAATATCATTTAAAATAACCCAATGAAGACTTTTAATAGGATTACTAAAATTTAATGGAACTCTAATGGAATTTTTAGATTGTATATTAAAGTCGCTTAATGTTTGTGTTTGTTCAATTAAATATTCTAAAGTATTATTTTCAAAAAAGGTTTTTTCGGTTGAATCTAAATGAATATAATTAGCAAGAATATAAGTATTTATAGTTGGTGTAACAAAACTGAAATTACTTATATCTGATTTAATAACTTCTTCTAATTTTTTAAAAGTAATATTAATTTTGACTTCGGTATTTAGAAGAGCTAATAATGGTAAAGCACTACCTTGATTTTTAGAAAACCAGAAATGTAAAGGAATATAAAGTTTTTGAGAATAATTATTTTCTTCTAAACTAATATCTGTATTAAATTTACCAACTAATGAATCTGAATTTGGATCATATAATTCATTATACATATCTAACCAAGTATAATCAAATGTATCTATAGTTTGACCACCAATAACAAATGATATTGATTCTATAATAGAAAAACCTATACCATTAACATAACCAGCCCATGATTCAGTATTATTAGCACTAACTAGTTCAGGTAATTCTATATAAAGATATAAATTAGATAATAAATCACCATAATTTCGGATAATACAAGAATGTGAGTTTCCATTAAATTGAACAGTGCTCTCAAATTGTAATTTTTGAAGATCCTTAGAGAAATTACTGTAACTACGATAAATGCTTTTAAAAAATGTCATTTGTGGATTACCGGTTAAATAAGCATCTTGTTCTCCTTTAAAACTTAATTGTAAAACTCCGGCAGTCATATTATATATTATAATTTATTAAAATATAATTTAACTTAAATAATTTAAAAATATATTCTTTATTATATAATATTATGGATATTATAGATATTAATATATCTAATAATAAATATTCAAATGTGGATGTTACAAATAAGACAAAAATAAATAATTTTAATTTAGGAAATTATGATAATATTATTTATATAAATAGTATTAGAAGTGAAACTAATAATTTATTAACATTAAATAAATCTAATTCAACATATGTAATTCGTGATTATAATACAAATATTTATAAGAAATATATAACAGAAATAAAAAAATCTAATAAGGATACATTTGTATCATATAATCATAATTTAAAAAAAAATGATATAATAAAATTATATAATATTAATAGATCTGATATAAATTTATTAAAATCTAATTTACAAAATACAGATATAACATATAAAGTATTAAATGTAACAAGAAATACTTTTACATTAGTAAGTTTTAATAATTCAAATAATAATTTCAATAATATAACAGATATAGTGGTTACTTCATATAATAATATTACAAATGGATATTTTGTATTAGAATCAACTAAATCTAGTGTAGAAGTATTAAGTAAAGTATTAAATGTAAATATTAAAAATAATACTGAAGATGATTATGGTGTTTTTTATAATTTAGTTATAGACAGTGATATTAATGAATTAACGATAAATACAATAAATAATGATAAACTAAGTGGATATATATTATTTAATAATGAAGAAATTATTGGACCAGATTATTTGGAAACAGTAGATAATAAATCAACATTAAATATTAAAAATATTAATTTACAGAATTCTAGATTTGAATTAGTAAATCTGGCAAAAAATGAATGGTTTATTAAATGTAATATATCTAATAAAATAGTAAATTATATATTAACATATAATAATGATGAAAATGTTTATAAAATAAATAATGGTGATATTACTTTATTAGAATTTTATAAAAATTATACATACATATTTGATATAGGTGATACATCTTTAGAAGATCTTTTATTTGTAATTGTTGATTCTAGTGGTATAAACTATTATAAAAATATTATAAAATGTGGAGAAATGGGTATAGCAGGTTCATATATTAAAATATATATTGATAATGATGAAGTAATTGATAATATTTATACATTAAAGTTTATAAAAAAAAATAATAGCATTTTTACATTTAATTCATTATATATTATTAAAAATACACCCATATATTTTACTTAAATTTAATTACATAATTTATTCATACAATTTATAAATATAAAATAAACTATTTAGAAATTATAATATAATATATATATATATATATATACTCACTGTAGCTCAATTGGTAGAGCGTCTGACTGTAGAGGATAAACATAGTAATCAGACGGTCGTTGGTTCGATTCCAACCGGTGAGAAAAAAGGGTTTTAGTTTCACACCTAATTAAAGAAACTCTTATTGAGGTTTTAGTTTCACACTCAAAAAAAAGAAACTTACGCCCCCATGGTGTAGCGGATAGCACATGTGACTTCTAATCATATAGCCCGGGTTCGATTCCCGGTGGGGGTATTTTTTTTTTGTTTTTATATTTATTTTTTTTTGTTTTTATATTTATTATTTATTATTTATTATTTATTATTTATCTAGAAAATAAAATATTGAATAATAAGACTAGACCTAGAAGATCAACCCAACTATCAATTGGTTTACAGAAAGTGACATATTTTACTAATAATTCATTCCATAAGAATTTACCGAAAAAGGCAAGGATGAATACAACTAATAATAACATAATTAAAGTTGTAAGCATATCTACCTCAGTCATAGATTGTTGACCACCACCATTTTGTCCTTTGAAATTAGCAACCATAGCTCTAACACCGTTATATAACATTTATACTAATAATAAATATAAAAATTTTGAATTAATATAAAAATTTTGAATTAATATAAAAATTTTGAATTAATATAAAAATTTAAATTAATATAAAAAAATCCTAATAATAATAAATATGTATGTATAATTTATTTAATAATTCAAATCAATATACAGAATTATGGACTGATGATAATTCAGTAAACTCGTGTCATAATTGTAAAAATGATTTTACATTTTTAAATAGAAGACATCATTGTAGATTATGTGG